CTCAACAGATTTGAGGTTGTCGTAGGTAGCGAATGCCATAGCGGTCAAGTCCTTCTTGATTATTTGTAGATACAGGTCCTTCCTGTATGCGTGTATTTAGTTCAGCCAAAAGAAAAGGCTCTTATAACGAGTATAAAAGCCTTTTCAAACATTTTTAATAGTGTTTAGCTATGACCAGTTGATTAAGGAGAACACCCCATTGGGTATTTGTAGCACAATCACTGCTACACAATTATTTAGTTCTTGACGTTTGAATCACTGCTCTAATGCCGCCAGTTGAGGCATTAGGCACCACAAGATAATTACCTGAGGGCAGTAGCACCTGACTGGGCAGGGTGTTTACTCTGGCGGTAGGAGTGTAAGTGGCAGAACCAATATCACAGGTGCCAGTGCCTGTGCATAATATTCGTTGAGTTGAACAGCCAGTGAGTGCCACGGTTAATGCAATTGCAATTAGTTTCATTTTGTCTCCTTGATTTCTTTTGCCTGTTGATAAATTTGTTTGCGATGTTGTCTATCACGGAATAATAAACTGCCCTTGTCCTGACTTTGTTCACGGAGAAATACTGTGTGCAAGAGTTGAGTCTTGATGCCTAACTGATTACACTCTTTGGCCCAATACAAATCTTCTAGTGCTGGCAAGTGTTCATCTTGATAGGGAATATTTTTATCACTGATCACATAGAGTTGACTGATTTCTGTAGTTTCACGCCAATGGTGAACACCGTCATCCCAACCCGTGCTATTATACTTTAGTATGCCCATCTTGTGATTTGAGTTTAGAGTGTAAACACCATTTGAAACAGGCTTCTTGAGCCATTCTGCTGTGAGATAACGATGCGTGTATAGTGTGATATCATCGTCTGCCATTATGAGAATATCTCTATCTGATTCTTTAAAACTCTTGATTATGTTGTTGCGGCCCACGGCAGGAAGATAGCCAGTGTTATCCCAGACTACCACTTCCCAACCTTGACTGGCCCACCAATCAATTGTTTTGTTTGTTATGTCAGCACGGCCCTTACAGGTCAGAAGGTCAATACGATTGCCAGTGGCAGCAACATCAAATAGATTTGCGAATAGCATTGAATATTTAACTAGGCTCAGTTAGACTATCAAGCCAATCTGCGTATTCGTCCTCGTATTGACGCCACTCGTCTTCAGTCATGTCATATTCTAGCCAGGGTGTCATTGTGCCACCTCATAATATTTGTCTAAGTCGCCACCTAACTTTTCAAAGATGCGTGTTTGTAAATCATTTAATGACTGAAATTCACTTGGACTCAAATTATCAGCGTCTTCTACTGCCATTTGCTCGCAGGCTAAATCCCAGGCTTGATCCATTAAATCTTGTAAGTTCATTCTGCGGCCTCTTTAAATTACTTCACCATAACACAACATACTCATAATAACATATCTCTCTGCTTGTTCTTTGGTTTCAAAACATTGTGTCATATGTCCTGAGGAATCTTTTACAACCAATTTCCATTGGTAGCCAAATTCTTTTTCTGGGTGATAAGTTATTGTCGTCATAGTATTATTATACGACATCTATCGTATTTAGTCAATGTTCAATCTTACCAAAACATCAGCCAAAAGAAAAGGGCCTTGTGAGCCCTCTTCTCCAATCTAATTAGTTAGACTAATTTGGATTACTCAATTGAAGAGTCAAAGATTCCAACTACGCCAGCCGCGTCATACAACACGCCTTTGCCGTAGACTGCTGAACCAACAATGTCCCAACCACGTAGAGCGGCTTGACGTTGTGTTTCAATCTTGATGTCTTGCTGAACTGCTAGACCAAATGCGTCACGGTGGAAAATCAAGTTAGCGTAGTCACCAGTAGCGTTAGAACTAGCAGTAGACTGCTGAACTAGGCTAGACTGATAAACAGGAACGCCACCTAACATACCCATGAAACCATTGCGTAGAGCGTCATTACCAACCATTGACGCAGGAGCGGCAAAAGTAGATGTTAAGACACTGGCTACATCATAGGCCACATTAGGGTGTAGAACGATAGCGCAGTCATTGGCTGTGTCATAGCCTTGGCTACGAAGATTAGCGATTGCTTTAAAGATCAATGCTGGAGTAGCGGCAGTAGAAACGCCACCAACTGTGTTAGTTGTAAGGCTGTTGGCCAAACCTAACAAGTCTGCGTCCATCTTGCGAGCGATTGCTTCGCCAAATAAACGACCAATGTCAGCAACTACATTGCTTGCTGATGCAACCATTGCCAAGTCAGTTACAGAGGTCATTAGACCAACTTCACCTAGAGTCAATATTGCACCACTTGTTTCAATAGCGGTGTTTGTCAATGCTGTGCCTTCAGTTAAAGCGGCTGCTGTAGACTTAGGATAGATAGGAACAGTGATTTGTTTACCTTGTCCTTGTCCTAGAGTGTAGTTGCGAACCAAACCACGCATAATACTACGCTCATTTGCCACGAATAATGCCTCTGCAACGATTGTAGGCAATAGGTCGTTGAGGGTTGTTGTTGTTGATGCTGCCATGATTGGCTCCTTTGTTTAAATTTATAGTAGACCGTTGGCTTTCTTATATTCTTTATAGACAGCACGGTCATCTGCTTTGGACATATCTAATTTAGAAATGTCTAATTTGCTTGGTCCATTATTAACGACAGCGCCGCGAGCGTGAGTTGTTGACATAGAAGCTTGGACGAAATGCGGATTGGAATCTAAGAATTCTCGCACTAGATCATTTACTCCCAATGGCGCACCATTATCAGTATATCTTACTGAACCTGTGTGGTCAATGACTTCAACATCACCTTCTTGATTAAGACGAACATTAGAACTTAATAACGCTTTAACCTGTTCTGCATTCACGGCTTTATATTCAGCAGCGGCACTGAGCAGGGGTGTATTAACCTTATATTCCTTAATAACACTATCTCTCTTTTGGATTTCTGCATCCTTTTTGGCAGCTAGTTCCTGTAGAGTTTTTTCAAACTCCCCTCTTTTGATCTGTTGTTCTTGACTGCGCTTCTCTGCTTCTTGTTTAAGAGCACGAAGTTCATCTGGATCACCTAGGTCTTCATAGGGCTTGAGCAGTTTCTTCTGTAATGAACCCTTCATACGGCCCATCATAGCGTCTACTTCTTCTTGTGTATAGGTCTTTGCAGCCTGTGCCTGATTTTCAGTTTCTAAAGTTGCCGCATCAGTTGCGTTATCTTGCAATGTATTAGTTGACATTGAGCATCGCCTCCTTGGAGTATTGTGATTTATTTATTGCATTTAACCCTAAATGCACTTGTATGTAGTTATTAGAGTTTATTTCAGTCTTGCCCTAATTTGATTTAGTTCTTGTTTGTTCTGTTGTATCAGAATGCTGACTGGGGCAGCAAATGGTCCGTATCCAGGATATGAAAACAGCCATTCATCATGGCCATAATTTAGGCCTGCACAAATGGCTTCAACTGTTTCATCAGGTGCCGTAATCATATAGACACGAGCACTATAATTGCCCAGGGGCAGAGCTTGACCTGTGTAGTCCACAATGTCAATCAAACCCTGTTCATAGGCTGGCAAACTCCAAGGACACTCTGCGCGAATGCTCTTGAAGTATGCTGACCAATCAACGCTTTGGTGGTTTTTTGCCTGTGCCTCTTCCACGACCTCTTCCCATAGTTTTCTTCATAATGGCAATCTCCTTAAGATTCTTCTTTGTGATAATAACCTAGAGCAGACATGTCTAGATGCTCTTGTTCAGTGCGGGCATAATACTCTTGACCCGTTGCTGGATCAATCATAACGTGAATGTCAAAGGGTGGCTGTTCAGGGATTGATGCAGGGTCAACAGGTGTGCTTAACATATTGGGATCTTCACCTAGCCATTCAACTATCTTTTTGTCAATTAATTCAATGACTCTAGGGTCAGTAGCCGCTGAGCGAGCCATTTGTAGTTGTTGTATTTCACTGACACTATCTTTGATGTTGAAGCTGTTGGGATATTTAACTTCACCTGCCCATGTGGTGCCTTGATAGTAGGCATACCATTGCCAAATTGCTTCTTCTGTGAGTTCTAATTGATCCGCCTTTTCACTTAGTTTGGCATTGAGAAGAGCAAACTCTTGTTCTTGTGCCACACCGCTCATTTGTGTAGGTGCTGATGAACGAATACTTCCTGTATTAGCCATTTTGTCAATGGCTTCTACCGTGTGCTTGATAGCGGTAAAGATTGCACCAATATCAGTGGCCACTGACAGCATATAGGGTTTCAAGCCTGGATCCATATTGTCTTCAATTTGTATGATAGCGCCTGCTCCAGCACTTGCTTCAGCGCCCGCAGTCTTAACCAATGCAGGATGTCCGTTGATACGAATTGATTGTTCTACTTCAGATGACAGATTATAAATGGTTTTCTGAGCATTGGCAATGTCCGCGATATCGCTTACGCCTAGTCCGCGAACAGGGCTCTTCTGATTGTAGGTGATCACAGCAGGGATTTCACCCAGAGGATTCACTTCTACTTCATGAGACATTACTGTTCGTTTAGTATGATCTACTTGCCAAGTGTGTATTTCATTTGGGAACCATTCACGTATGGTTGATACAGAATCATTAGCGTCTTCAATGTATTTGAAGTAAGTGAGCACATAGCGCCCATTGGGTCTACGTGTCCATGTCCAATCGCTGACTAGTAAAGGGCTTAGGAGATTCAAATAGGGACGAACATCTGCGGAGATTTCATCACCTTTGGTTATCTGTCCTATATTGGGTTTGACTATCAGAGTCCATACGTGTCCAAACACTGATGCCCATATGCTCACCTGCTTCATGTAGTCATCAAATGAACGACCATCCATATCGCAGTCTTCTAGGAAGTTTTCTAGTTGTAGATCCGTTTGTAGAGCGTAGAATTCACGCTCTGGTTCTTCACGAAACAGGAATGACACATAGGTGGCGATTACTGATTTGCAGTGATT